GACGGTTTCTCTCACGAAGCGATTAGGTCGGTTCTTGCCGGCCTCACTCGTGCAGGTCTTCCTGCCGAGTGGGTCTCTGCCGCATCCAGTTCTCTGGGTGTGGGTGATACCGTTCACTACGTGAGGTACAATAAGTCTGCCTTTTGTCCTGAAGACTGGGCCCAGGTGTTGTCGATACCAGGCCGGTTGATGAGCGGTGGTGAGGATGCGAAGGTGTTTGTGGATGTGCCTATGAGACGTGGGTGTCTTATGGGTACTCCATTCTCCTTCACAATCCTCAGTCTCATCAACGGCTTTTGTTGTGGTCCTCTTGGCCCAGACACTATGATCTGTGGCGATGATGTAGTGTCGAGGACCACGCCAACTGGTAGAGACGCCTACGCACGCCGAGTACGTGCCGTAGGAAGTGGTCTGCATGAGAAGAAGTCCTTCTTTGGCAAGAAGGGTTGGACGTTCTGCGAGGCGTTCGGTCTCTCGGAATCGGATGCCCCCACTGTGTGGGCAGACAACGTCAGAGTGTTCAACCCTTATCCTCTCAAGCAGTACATGCGAGACGGTAATGGGGTCATGGAGCGTGGGCGCTGGTTCGCACCGCAGTGGTTCTCGCTGCGACGCGTGGCGCGTGTGCTCTGTAAAGTCGAACGTGCTAAGGCCCGAAGGCTTAGGAGACCGCCGGAGCTTCCCGCTCCTCTTGGCGGACTTGGTCACCCTTCTAAGAGGGTGGCTGATGTACCTAGGCCTCTTCGCGCTCGACTTTATGCCCTTCTTTTCGAAGGACATGACCCGACCAAATATATCAGCCGTGTTGATGTTTTCTTTGCCCCGTCCAATTACAAACTTTACCGGCGGTGCGATGCAGCCGTGCGTGCCGAGCTGGGTGAGACAGAGAGGACTGTGGTCCCTTCTGCCTCCTCTGGCGAGGACGCTGAGGTTGTAAGCTACCGGGAGTATTCGAGGTATGTCGCAAGACATAGCCACGAAATGTATTGGACGTTGGGCGGAAATTATCGCACGGCTGGACCAAAGACAACTAAACCAGGGAAACTTAAGCTTCCTGAACCCTCTACGGTCAGCCAACTTAACGCTCGGACACCTTGGACTTCGGTCCTCGGTTCCTGGGCGGCTAAGCTCGACCGTGAAGGGTTTCGTTTCCCTCCCGACATTGCATCGAAGATACGGGGAAGATCCCCCCTCGACGTTGGAACCACCTCTGGTGGGTCCGGCGCTGTATGGAGTCACGGC